ATATAGATATTATAAGTTATTCTTAACTTTTCTTAGATATATACTATATTTCCTTATGGTTATTACCATATTCTTATATATATTATATATATTATATATATACCTGGTGTTTTCTTCCAGAAAAACCTTGCGAAGAAGAAAAAGATGATGTATAATGAGTGTCAAGGAGTCCTTTATGCAGCAAGATAACTATGATGAAATAAATAATCAAAGCCTATTCAATTCTATTGCACTGAAAACTCATTTGATGAAGAAGATAGATGAAGAAAGCAAGAATGATTTCTTAACTTTTGTACGCTTAATGGCTCCAAAATTAATATCTGACTGGAAAATGGGTAAGCATATTGAGGTTATCTCTGAAAAACTAACTCAATTAGAGAATGGAGAGATAAAACGTCTTATGGTTTTTCTTCCACCACGTTCTTCCAAGTCGGTTATTTGCTCAAAACTGTTTCCTGCATGGTATATTGGTAAAAATCCTGAGCATGAAATCCTAACTGTATCGCATAGTGACCAATTATCTAGTGATTTTGGTAGATCTGTAAGAGATTTAGTGAATACAGAAGAATATTCTAAAATTTTTGGGGGAGTTACGCTGCGATCTGACGTAAGAGCTGCAGGTAAATGGAAAACTACGCAGGGAGGAACGTATTATGCAGCAGGTGTGCGATCTCAAATTGCAGGAAGAGGAGCACATATAGCAATTCTTGATGATGTGATGTCTGAAGAAGACTCATTTTCAGAAGCAGGTAGAAAATATGTAAAAGAATGGTATCCAGCTGGACTAAGAACACGTATTATGCCTAACGGAAGTATATTAATTATTAATACAAGGTATCATTTTGATGATTTATGTGGATGGTTACTAAAACAACAGGAAGATATTTCTGAATATGGTGTTATTCCTTGGGAGGTTATAAAAATACCAGCATGGGTAGACGAAGCTTCTTCTAAATTACTAGATTTACCTGTGGGTTCTTCTTATTTTCCAGAATGGAAGCCAGATGATGTTCTTAAAATAGATGAAGAAGAAATAAAAGCTTCTAATGGTAGCAGATACTGGGAATCTTTGTATATGCAAAATCCAGCACCAGAAGAAGGTGGACTAATAAAACAAAAATGGATACAATGGTGGGAATATGAAGAACCTCCTACCTGTGATTTTATAATACAAACTTATGATACTGCTTTTTCTACAGCTTCACATGCAGATTTTAGTGTAATACAAACATGGGGAATCTTTTGCTCCTATGATCAAGATGAATATGGAGAAGAAGGGTACCCATCTAATTTAATTCTACTAGGAAATATAAAAGGTAGGTTTGAATATCCTATTCTTAGAAAGATGGCACAAGATTTATACCATCAGCATAGAC